CATGTCATTGTTTATTTACAACTGATTCAACTGGCATTGCATATATCGATATCAAGTCATGTAATATAACCTTGCGATTATCACCTGCCTGATTAGTATAAATGAGTTTGATCTTAGAGTATGTATCCCTTAATCTTGCATCGTATGTCTGATCCCAAAGCTGATTGATCCTCCATGTCCTTAAGAGCCTTATGATATTATCATCCGGAACAAGGGTAATATCCCCGGTGTCCTGATAATCATTGGTAACCCGTAGTGTGCTGATTGTCTCATCAAGGATATTCTGATCGGAATCATTTATTATCTCAGTGGTAAGTTCAATATTGGTTAATGTATGAACAAGGTTACCAGCAGGATTAACAATTACTTCTACTACTGCATCTTTAATTGTACCATATAAGTTACAACGCTCCACGCTCTCACTGTTCTCTTTCCATACTGCACCGGGTAGAGCTTGAGTCATCAGAAGATCATCCTGATTGATATAGGCAGTTACATTATCATTATCTATAAACAAAGTAAAGTCATCCAGTAGTTCATTGAAGACAAGCGTTTCGCCATCATTGTGACTTGCCTTAACGGTAAACCATACTTCATTAAACTTTGAATTGTAAGCCATTACTATACTTTCATATGAAGAGATAAAGGGATTATCATTTGTTGCTACATTCTCAGATATATTTTGCAGATATGAATTCATTCCCTTAAGCATCCCAAGATTATCAATAGTCTTATGTAGCCTACGCAATCTACGTTGTTTATGATCATACCATATAACACTCTGAGGGGTAGCAATAAGACTGTTTCGTGTAGAACATCCTATCTCTGTTGAGATCATATCAAAACGCTGAAGGATATCCCCCTCTCCAAGTGTAAGGTCCCTTCCAGTATTATCCTGTATAAGTGATCTTTCAAGAACGGATAACGTACCAAAGCCTTTAGACTGCCAGAACAGTAGCCTCTCATTCCACTCTACAAGATAGTTAATAGACCCATAGTTAGCATCTACTTCTTTTGTTTCACCAAGAGGAAACTGTGTCCAGCTATCTATCTCTTCATTATTAAGTTTAGTCTGTGAAGCTATAACTTTAGCATCGCTCCACCTTGTAAGCTCATAATCTTCTGGTACTTGAATGTATGAACGTGCATTAGGCATACGGGAAAAGACCGTATTGTATAGATAGTAATCCGTCCATCCCGGAGAAACATCGGTCCCAGCTGCTGTAAATGAAGCATTGCCAACCTCTTTAATATAATACTTTTCTACACCTGCATTATATATCCTATGCCAACAATCATCATGCCTTAGATCAAGGTTGATTGTAGTCTCTACTGGAAACATATCTATTCTTGCGATAGTATCTATATTAGTCCCGTTCGCCCAAAACTGATTCCAGAACCCACTTATATGATCAAAGAACTGGACATATGTATCACCACCATAAGCATTGATTGTCATATTTGCTGATGTCTTAGGAATATACTCACTAGCTGTAATATATTTATTATTAAGCCTTGCTTCGTGTGTATTACCACCATACTGTACAACTGGTCTGCGATAACTTACAATAGGCCATGATGAAGCCGGAAGTGCAGATAGATTAAATGATGAATCTATCTTCATTAATGCTGCAGACCCAGTATTACATCTTTCAAGAGTAACAGGGCTAACTGTTTTAAACTTTAGATATCCATTATATAATGTATGTCCAGCAAAACTATATTGATTTGTTTCTCCATCAGGATCCCCCGGTGGTTCTTTAACATATCCTTCATTAACGCTCTTCTTATAGACAGCGCTATATGCTAAGGGAGTAAATGTATCATACTTATTTGTACGATGCCATGTGTACCCACTACTTATTGTTTCATTTCTCCGACCATAGTAACCTATCACTTGTGCATAATCTCCTGGGGCTGCTTTATAATCTTTATAAAATGCTATCTCTGGTGACATAACCCATAATAATGTTCTTCCAACATTAGTTGATGGTGTTAATGCATTATAGTAAGACGTTGATGAATATTCAGGTAATGACGGTGATCTTGGTACTGATGAAGCGAGGCCATTCTGATCTCCAAAGAATGACATCTTTCCTTGAAACAATACTGTTCTGTCCTCAGCCTTACGTTCTACCCTTACAATCTGGAATCCTGAAACAGTATCAGGAAGATTGTTAACAGTAAACTCTATCCATAGTCGTGTGGAATATGTTTCATCACTTACAGTAACCGAGAAGCGATTATCTGATACTCCTACTGTTTTATCATGTGTCGGTGTTCTGATATCCCCTATCCACTTAATGGGTGCTGGTTGTCCCTTGGTGCTGAATAGAACTATTCCATAACGATAGATCTCATCCCGCTGAAGGCTTAACCGGTATCCACAATTATAAGGAGACGCATAGTTAGGGAAGTAATAAGGTTGTGGTGATCCTCCCACATGGAATGTTTCATCATTCCCTGAATCATCTATAAGATGATCTGAGTTCTTAAATTCATAGCTTACATTCAAACCCTCTCCACCAATAGTTGCTCCATCTCCTTGATATATCTGTCCTGTACCACCAGGATCAATTGTAAGATCATTTATATCCTGTATACAATCCCAACTCTCCGGGATATCAGCAAGTGTAGGTGCGCTTGGAGCTCCACCATAAGCCGAGATAGTAGGTGCACTCGGATAGCTACTCCAGTTAATATAATAATGCTGACCACTATCTTGAATATAACCATGACTTGTCACCCCACTAAAGCGATATGCCCTCGCATCATAGTCAACATCAAATTCCTCTTCTTTTACATTAGCTGCAAATAGAATATTCTTTTTCGATGCAATGGCTTTAGGAACAAACAGGTTGCTTAATGCTGTATATTCTGTTATACTATAATATCCCTGTTCATAAACACCCGAATCTATAAAATGAATAGTTGAATCAACTTCTGTTGTTACTACAATATTTATATTAGGCGCTTCATTGATATCAGCATAATGAATTGCTACGATCTCAATCTTATCATAGTCTGTATCAACATTATTGATAACCATTTTTACAGACTTACCTGATGAAAGAGCTTCACCATTATCATCTAATCTCTCTGCACCACGGTATGTTGAAGTGTCGGCTGCATTCTCATTACTTGTTGTAAGATTGATCATCCCACTGGCAGGGGAAAAGATTGTCTGTCCACCATACTTCTTATATAATCGATAAGCATACTGCACCCTGCCTACCGGTATCTTACCTCCAAGTATCTGTTCGAATGTAGGTGCTTCAAAGCTTACATCATTAACAATATTAAAGTCATCAGGATCTCTTGCTAAAAGTATAGTCGAATCTTCTGCTATATTGCAATATCGTAGATAATTATAACCATCTGCCCAATAAACCTTTATTACACTTTCACTTTCATAACGAGTAATGATGTTATCTCCTATTGGATTTTCCCTTGAGAGATCTAAAAGACCACTATAAAGAAGTGTTGGTACAGATTCTGTTTTAAAATCCCACTTCCATATCCTACCATATGTATCCACTGGATCAACATCACTAGAATTTGTTGTTATTAGCACTACAGTATCACGAATTTGCTTTGATCCAATAATAGTATCTATGGTATATCCTGGGAAAGAACTTATTAATTGATCATTGCCGAGTACATTTACCAATGCACCGGATTCATTTGGATCATCTCCTATAATCCTGAAGTTCCTGCAATCATACATTGATTGCTTATCAACCTTATTCTTAGATGTATCCCTATCAAGTTTACGATATGTGTTCTGTTGTGCTGGCATATTATGTTGGATCTTGACTTCCTATATTAAGATCTTCTCTGTTACCTGTATAAGCAAAAGAGTAATCATGTGCTGATAGATAAGGTAGGAGCCTGGTCCAATGACGGGTCCATACCTCACGCCTATCTGGAGATAAAAGCTTAAGAGCATTTTGTGCTGATCCCATGTACCAATCCTTCTCCTGCTCACTCTTCTCATAGACCACCCTATCAAGCTTATTCTGTCTCCATAACCTGTGATCAACCTTATAAGTTATAAAGGACCTTACACACTCCTGTACCCTCTGCAGGTCCGGAACCATAGGAAACCCTCGGTCATCTATTTTAAACGCCCTGTAAGCCATCTCAAGCGTTGCTGTCTCGTCCTCAGTATAGATATACCCGTCTTTGATTTGATAGACTAACCTCCCTGTTTTATTAAACGGGGCTTCTTCTGTTCTGTTAGGTGCTTTAAAGAATGAGTCTGTTGCTTCATCATATACCTGTTTTGAATCTGCATCACGTACTCCAGCTGGTAGAACCTCTATAAAGTCTACTGGCAATGCACCACGATATTCAGCAATGGTAATGTTTGGAGTGATAAGACTATTCCCGGTCACCTTATCAATATATAATGCTGGTGCTCCCATAAGGGCAAGGGCTCTTCCTGCCCATGATACACAATCTGCCCAATCAAGTTCATGAGCATACCCTTCGTCCTGATAAACAGATTCAATGATTGGTTCTATAGATACATAGTTCATGACTGTAGATTTTAATCAACGATAAGGGATCCCGGAGTGCTCAATACACTTCCCAGCATATGCTTTACTTCAGTTTGGTCTGTAGTATCTCCTGGATCATCTTTAAGATTAGTCCTTGGATCATGTTTGGAGATATACTTCCACTCATTGTACTTCCATTCTGAGGTGTCATCAGGACGCTTCTCCTCCCAACTCTTCTCAATGGTGATAACCCATCCATTCTCTACCTCTTGTCCACGGACGGTCTTCTTAACACCATTCTCATCTCTTGTAAAGGAGAACTCTTCTTTCTTTGTAGGCTCAAGACCTAAACTTATTGCTTCACTCATAATAGTTCATATTTGGATTAGTCTTCAACAACCTTGCAATCCTTCTCTTATTGGTATATGTAAGAACAATAGAGTATACATTTTTATTTTTTACCTTACATCCGATCTTATTCCAGAATATCCTTGCAACATAATTCTCTGTATGTTGATTAAGGTGATAGACTATCGGTTTATTCTTGATGTTCTTAAGTGTTGGCATATATTTACTCTTAATCTCATCTGCATATTCCGGATATTCCTGTAACCATAATTTCTTTGTAGCTTCCCAATCTACACTGAGATTACGTACATCAAGGGAACCATCAGGCATAACCCTGATTCTTTTCTTATACTTCCTGATCCTTACTGTTCCAAGGTTCGATGGCATACGAAACTCCTCATTCTCCTCAATGATCAACCTTGCTAACTCAAGATTAAAATCTTTCAATATGTATACGAACGTCTTTCGGTCTAATACAAACCGGTGATCCTCTTTGAAAAGATACTCTTTACTTTTGTATCTCTTCTTTTTTACTAATGTCTTTTTATAAAAAGCATATATTTCAGGTACTCCTATTTTCTCACCCTGTTTCATTTGTTTCCACCTTTAAGTTTTCTGACGCATCATTAACTTTATCAGTGGGAGCACTAATCAATTCTTTGAAATTTGCTTGTAATATCGCTTCTCTAATATAGTTCCACATCCATCTATTCATCGGATAGTCATCGGAATCCGAATAGCATGCAGAACCATCTACATGAGTAAAGTTAGCTACAGCTTCAGGATCTTCAAACACACCACGTATACGCAGGTACCTAAGATACTTTGCAAAGCTTTGATCTCCATTACTACGAACAAGGATTCTTTGCTCATGTCTGGTTGTAAAGATTATGTTGTTATTAAACTTTCCATTACCTGCAAACCGGAATCTTTGTAAGGTAACATAT